CTAAATTCCTACGTAACCTCATGCACACCACTCCCACCATGAATCCATTTGAACCACACACAGGAAATGCTTCTGAAGCGACCCCTAGAAATACCAAAAAACAAGAGAAAACCCCTCAAGTTGTGTTATTTATGTCACATCTTATAATAATATTGCTACAAAGTGACGCACTACTGAAGAAACTGTTTGACGTAGCTTTTACCCACATCTATATAACTATGAAGAGGTACTTAAGTATAACATAAGAATCACATAAGTATTTATATCCATAATTATTAATCATAAAGAGATAAGTTCTTACGTAAGTAAGTCATACTTAAGTATCCCCAATGATTCATAGTGTGGTCCTTAAGCTAGATTCCTAGCGACCCCTAGTATATTATTATTTGTGGTATATAAATATAAGCATCTTTCTTTGTGGTTAATAAACTACAGCCAAACCGAATGATTCTTAGTTAAGGAAGTCCTACAGTGTCCAAGAAGCTCCCCAAGAACCCCAACATTGCCCTTAAGGTACGTGAAGGTATCTCGGGTGGTGTTTCTGTACAGCAGATATTCAAGTCTGTACTTCATATGAAGAATGCTCCTCAGTCCTATACTACTTTCTATAAGTTGTATCGTGAGGATATGGAGGATGTTAAGTTCTCTCTTGATGCTAAGGTTGGTAAGACAGTTATTGATCAGGCACTAGAGGGTGACTTCAAGTCTCAGGAGTTGTATCTACGGTCTCGTGCTGGTTGGTCCCCTAGCTCTCATGTACAGGAGCAAGAGGTTGGTACTGAGGATGAAGAGACTGAGGGTGTAGTTAATTCCCTTATGGCTGCTCTAGGTAAGGAAACTGACGAAGAATGATTTGCACAGAGACTAGGAACCGTATCAGGTTGTCTGTGGCAGCTTATGCTTACGAGATGCTTGATGTATCTGTTATGAGCGATACTGAGTTCGATGGTTTATCTAAGTCTCTGGACCCTACCTTTTCTACTGGTAATAAGGTTATGGATGATTTCTTTAGTAAAGAGTTCAAGGCTGACACTGGTATGTGGATACATAAGCACCCTAACCTAGAGGGCATCAAGAGCTTGTACAAAAGGTACTACAAGGAATAGCCCGATATGCTCTCTAAACCCGTCACGTTCATAACTGCTCAGACCTTACGAGAGATGCCTGACCTAGAGGTACAAGAAGCACTCTCTAAGATGTCTAAGAACCAGCTAGAGGCTCTTCAGAAAGAGTACACCTTCTGGGCTAGACCTGAGCAGATAGAACCTGAGGGAGACCATAATGTGTGGTTCCTTAACTGTGGTCGAGGTTTTGGTAAGACATGGACTGGTGCTCAGTGGGTCAGAGAGAAGGTCAAGGAGGGCCATAAGCGTATTGCTTGTGTAGCCTCTACTAACTCTGATATCGAAAGGGTTATGGTTAAGGGTGAGTCAGGTTTCTTAGCTTTATGTTCTAAGCACGACAAGACACACAAGGGTAAAGAGATGGGGTTCCCTGAGTGGTCCCCTACTAAGCGTACTCTTACGTGGGCTAATGGGGCTAAGGTAGAGTTCTACTCTGCGGAGGAACCTGAGCGTCTACGTGGTCCACAGTTCTCTGCTGCATGGTGTGATGAGCTAGCTGCATGGAATAAAGATGAAGACACTTGGGACATGCTTCAGTTTTGTCTCAGATTAGGTAAACACCCTAAGGTTTGTGTCACAACTACACCGAAATCTACTAAATTAGTAAGAAAACTACTAAAAGACCCTAAAACTCGTATTACTGTAGGGTCTACATTCGATAACGCTGCGAACCTAGCGGATACCTACCTTACTGCTGTTAAAGATCAGTACGAAGGGACTAGGCTCGGTCGTCAGGAACTCTATGCAGAGGTTCTTGAGGAGAACGAAGGCGCACTCTGGACTACAGACACTGTTGATGGTTGTCAGGTAGACAGAGACAAGGTTCCTACACTTACCCGTATTGTTGTGGCACTTGACCCTGCTGTTACCTCTAATGCTGAGTCTGATATGACTGGTATAGTGGTTGCTGGTGTTGATGTCAATGGTAAGGCTTATATCCTCGGAGATTATACTGACCGACTGTCACCTCAGGGTTGGGCTGCTAAGGCTATTGAACTCTATCATCAGTATGAAGCTGATCGTATTGTAGCTGAAGTCAACCAAGGTGGTGACATGGTTAAGCATACGATCCACGGAGAGGACGAGAGCGTACCCCTTAAGATGGTCCGGGCCTCTAGAGGTAAGTACGCTCGTGCAGAGCCTGTAGCAGCCCTATATGAGCGAGGGCTAGTACATCACGTCAGGAACCCTGAGGATGGTGAAGCTAACCTCAATGAACTAGAGACACAGATGAGAACATGGGAGCCTCTAGGTTCTATAGGTTCTCCTGACAGACTTGATGCAATGGTGTGGGCCTTAACTGAACTCATGCTGAACGGTTATAGTAAACCCCAATTGAAACTCGTCTATAGTAGCAACAAAGGACTAAGGTAGTCAGATGAGCAACTCTAAAACAGAATACAACAATTACGTCAGGGCGAATCTGCCTACTGGTATGACTTTTGACTCTGTTAATGCTCGTTATCGCTACAACAACCATTCCTTTGTTACCTTCTGGTTGGCTGAGTGGTACTACAACTACATCAATAAGTTCTCTAACACTACTGCTTATGCTCTTGGGGGCCTAACTCCGTTCTTCGTGAACAATCTTTCTGATAACAAGTACATCGACGAGATCACCTCTGACAAGAACCTGCATGAAATCTGGGACAACGCCAGAACAGGCGCAGCTACCTGCATTGACACTGATGGCTCCCTAAAGTGGGGCTTGCATAACCTTGTAGACACACGACTGAATGACGACGACGAGTGGACACCTACAGGTGTTACTGTTGGTACGGTTGATCCTGCTGATGAGTTAATTACTAACGGTACGTTTGATACGGGTGACCTGACGGGATGGACTGACGCTTCATTTGGGACGGGGACTGCTGTCTACAATTCTGGCGGCGTTGACCTTACGAGGGTTGACGTAAGTAACGAAGGACAAATTAGACAGTCTATTACTACTATTGTTGGTAACTACTATAAGGTCAGTTACGACCGCACCAGCGGAACCAACGGAAGATTGTGGATTGGCACTGGCACTACCAATACGTCATATGTTTTGGCAAGGTCAGCATCAGAAACTGCAACCAACAATACGGTTACGTTCCGTGCAACAGGGACCACTACGTATTTGCTGTTCAACGTAGGCGCTAATGGCGTAACTGTTCGGTTTGACAACGTCTCAGTCCTCCCAGTGAACACTTCCGGCACAGACTCCGCTGGTGAGAAGCGTTATCGTCTGACTGAGGATACGTCTACTAGCCAGCACAGGGTTCGACGCAATGTCCCTTACTTGTCCGGCAAAACCTACACGCACGAGTATGTAGTCAAGGCTAACGGACGCACGAATTGCGCTATCGCTCTTGGTTCTAACCCATTTAGCGACTGTAGGTATTATTTTGATCTTGAGGCTGAAACAGCCACTCAAAGTGTAGCAGGTACTAACGACAGTGGTTCTATTGAGAACCTAGGCAATGGCGAATACCTTTGCCGAGTAACAGCCGATGCAGAGGCCACTGGTAGTTACAACTACGACATCCGGCTGCTGGATGGTTCGACTAACACTTACACGGGCGATGGCACATCTGGCATGTACGTCTCACAGGCTACTGTTTATCAGTCGAGTGTAGGTCCACGTGCTGAGTTAGTTACTAACGGTACGTTTGATAGTGGCATCAGTGGGTGGTCTGACAATAGTGACGCAGGCGGTGCAGTCTCTTGGAATGCTTCTGGCTATATGGATGTAACCTACACCACGGGTACCGCTAGAGCGAACCAAACAATAACTTTAGAAGCGGGAAAGACGTATAGAGCTTCAGTCAACATTATCAGCCCCCCAGCAGGGGGAGGTGCTATTCAGCTAAGAGTTCCGGGTGAACTTGCCACAACTCTGTTTGATATTGATGCGCTTGGTGTAGGAGAACATGTCGTTGAATACACTGCTACGGTTGATGGGGATCACTACTTCTCCATTAAGCAATTCAACGCTGGCACCTCCACCGTTGATAGTATATCAATCCTTCCTGTCACACCCCAGATGCAGAAGTCTTCGAAGGACAACTCTTTGTTCCTTGAGAACGAGACCGGGGCAGCTAAGTACGCCCTGCGTGTAGACCACTCGAACGGTGTGCCTGAAGTCCTCGCTGAACCTGCTGGGACGAATGAAATCCGCAATAGCACGATGCAAGGTGCGGCTGTTGGTGTCGTTGGTTCTGGTG